ACTCATTGGTGCGGGTATTGGCGCGGCACTAGGAGCGGCTATTGGCGGTGTTACTGGATATATGAAGGCAGGAAAGCAACGCAAAGAAACTAGAAAAGCGGCGAAAGAACTCACTGAAGGTTATGCGTCAACTGTTGCTGAGGCTATGGAAGGCGGAAACGTTGACGACCTGTTAAAAGCCCGAGATAAAGCACTTGCTGACAGAAATAAACTCGTCGCCACCAACGCCGACCCAGCCTACGCTGCTAAGGCTGTAGCAAAATATGATAAAGAGTTTGAAGCATTAAACACAAAAATTAATAACTACACAGGTAACGCCGCTCTTGCACAGAAAGCGTTTGGTGTAGGAGCAGAACAACTAAACGCAGCGGCAAAAGCAAAAGGCATCAACATAGAAGACGAGTTGCTGACTTTGCGTGACACCGTCAAGATCTTGGGCGCAGATACGGCAGAGCAAGCAAGGTTGATGAAAGCCGCTTGGGCAAACATTGGCGCTAGTGCTGTTGGGGCGTCAAGAGACTTTTTCACTCAACAAGAAACCGCCGCTGAAACCTCAAAATTGGTTGACTCTAGCCTGAACAAACTTATTACTGGCGGTGCGAATACAGACAATATGAACGCCTACCTGAAGAATCTGCGCGACTTTAGCGTTGCATCATATGGCGATATTGAAGGGTTGACGAGTGCTGGAAGGCAAATTGAATTTGACCTGACGGAAGGTGAATTGAAAGGTCTTACTGATAGCCAGAAACAATTCATGCGAGATCAGGCATCGGGTGCAGGTTTTGGTGGCGTGAATATGTTGAAAAACATTGACATGGATCAAGTGGCTTCACAACTGTCAGGTTATGACGCGCTCTTGAACGCTGGAGGTGGGCTTGGTAAAACAGGAAAAGGCGAGGATCCAACCCAACTTGATCCTATAAAACTTAGGAAATATCTCGCTAGTCAACTTGAGGATAATCCTGATTTCTTGAGCAACTTGATAAATGCTTCACAGGAAACGAATGATGTTTTTGCTCAAAATAAAGTTTCACAAGTTATAAACACTGGTACTAGCACTGGGGCGATGAATCCCGTACTTGACGCTGAAGCCCGCCGATGGGCTGGTGCTTATGGCGGAACTGCAGCAGTCGTCCCACCAGCAACGCAACCTATCACCAACAATAACGAGATCACTACGAACATTTCTGGTGTTTTGACCGATCAGAAAACAGTTGATCAAATTGAGCGTATTATTGCTAAGGCTGTTCGCGAACAACAAGAGCGTGGTCCTGTGACGGTGAACTCGTAATGGCTACCTCGGTGACAGTTTGGGTGCGTCTCAAAGACCCCACACCAGAAGCAGACAGGATGCAATCTGCGATCCCCGGCGCATTGCCACTTATCTTGAGGATGCGTTCTTCAGATAGCACAACTGAAGAGGATTTTGTTTTCCCTTATAGTCCAAGAGAAGTGAACATTGGGAAATTATCTGACGAGATGGTTCAGATCGCTAGACCCGGAACTACGCCGATTGTTGCTTTCAAATCTCATTCTTTGATGACGGTAGATTTTACTGCCCTAATTGCCCACCCGGGGGACGGTCTGATTCAGAGTATAGATAATGAACTTTTTGCTTTGAGGAGAATGGGTTCAAGTAGTGACAAAGTTTTCCAGTTACTTAACTACGATATTTTTACAAATTCTCCTTTCAGTTTCAGGAATATGAGTACAGAAAAGTTGCAAGGATTGTTTTTCTCAATCACGGAGATGAGTGTTGAGGTTACACGACGCAATAAAGACAATAAAATCACTATGGCTAATGTGAAAATTAGTTTGGTGGAAAACAGAAACCCTAATATTAATCTGACCCTGATTCCCCCGCTTGGCTTTACCCGTCCCAAAAAAACATGCAAAGATAAGATTTACCGCGATAATCATAAAAAAGAATGCAAAAAAGACAAGACCACCGGAACATGGATATCGGCATCACAAACCTCGCTTAGATTTGCGAAAGAAAACATAGACGCACAGAAAAACAATATATTCATATGTTGGTCTAAAAGCCAAGGGAAACTTCAATATTATTTAAAGCAGGACAGACCCAACCCTTGCAAGCAAACTGGTTAACAACAAAATATGATTTCTGATAAAACGATAGTAATTATTGGCAATGACCAAGCATCTGTTAGGGCTCAGATTGCCCAAAGCGTCACCAACATTGGTGTTAGTTATACGGTAGATGGTGCTTCTCAGGTTACCGTTGAACTTGTTGACGAAAAATTGGCTATGTGGAATAACAACTATTTTGCTGTTGGCAACCTTGTTGATTTCTTTGATGGGACAATGACGGAGCGTTACATGATTGCTAGTCATGAAATATCTAACGGCGAAGGTGAGCATTTTAAAATTAAATTGGAATTAAGGACTGAAGCGATTCAGCGGATGAAATTGGACAAAAAACCGCAGGCGCTCAAATCTACAACTGCTTACGAATTTGCGCAAAAAGTTGCAAAAAAGTTTGGTCTAGGGTTCATGGGTCAGCAACCGACGGGTATTAAAACGACAACAATTAAAGTGAAAACAGAAAAAAACAAGGAATCCGTTTACGATGTTTTGGTTCGTTCTGCTAAGGACATTCAGTATCTGTGCTTCGTAATGTATGCCATACCCGAGGGTGGAAAAACTGCTGTACCTACACTGTATTACGGTTCTCCTAATTGGCTCATTGGTCGTTGGGGTGTTGAGAAAACCGAGGCGTATACTTTCAAGACCGCTAGTGGTAAAGATGAAGTTCGCCCACTTTATTACATACCGTTGAAATATCCAAACGACGAAAAAATGAATTTCTTTCTGACCGAAGTTCCTGAAATGCGTAGGTCAATGGATAGCCCCAAGGAGTCTGAAGGTTCGGCGAGTATTTGGGTGGGGGACAAATATGAGCAAAATGTTGGTAGCGCCTACAATATTAGAGCAGGTATGACGGTGGTCGTCTATGGGATTAAAGGTTTTGATACAACTGCCTATCTGATTACTTCTGTTGCGTATCAGTATGGCGTACCTGAACCAGTGAAGATATCTTTTGCTACTCTGGATAAGATTTCTCCCGAGGACAAAAAGAAGATTGACCAAAAGGTATCTGAGACGACAGTGATTGGTGGAGGCTAAAAGCATGAACATGAGAATTGGCGGCGATTCCATAGATGGAATGGACAGGGTGGATTCAGCAGCAGGAGTCAACGCTTCTTTTTCTTCAATACATTTAGGTGTCCTTACAGCAAAAAACGATTCTACGCGGACTGGGTTTGTCAAAATAGCGGCATTGAATTCTGATGCCCAACTTGGTCCGTACAAGTTTATGGCTTCATTCACTTTCCCTGTGGCGACACCAGTGAAGCAAACCTTGACTGTTTCAAATGGGACAGCAGATCCCGGGGTTTCGGTCGTAACAGGTGTTTCCCTGTCTGCCACAACAACAGACATCTCTGGTGTTTACAGCCAGACACTCACCTTGCCCGCGATTGGGACACGCGTTCTTGTTGTACTATTGAATGATTCGCTTGATGAAGGTGTGATTGTGGGCTCATTATGAACACTATTCGTTTGCCGTTGCGGTTTTCACAAACCTCTTTTCAAATGGAAACCATTGAAGATGGGTCGGACGAATATTATGCAACGCTAATTGGGTACGCAATACAGATTGAGCCAAATTCCCTACCAATATCAACCTTCTATGGGACGAATGACCCAACTTTTGATCTAAGGCAAACAGGAAAAGTTGGTCAAGAAATTGGTAAATTAATTCCAGAAATATTAGTAACCGATGTAAATGTTGTTACGGATAATAACGGAACATCTAATTTATCAATCAAATTTGAACGGACAAACAGATAATGGCTTCACCAAACTTTGCTGAATATATTGATCTAACAATCAACAATAAAACAACGGAGACCGTATATAACGACGCCGTTGAATATGCGCAGATTTCCCTACCAGAGTTCTCCCCACGGGTGGGAACTATTGAAAACGCTTTGCTTGAAGCAATGTCTCACTCAACGGCAAGTTTGATAACCATGATCAATGCTCTTCCTGATGGTCTTATGGAGGGGTTGCTGAATCTGATGGGTTTCACGAGGATAGAGGCAACCGCGTCAACGGCGACTGTTTTGATTGAACTTTCAATTAACACAGGTGCGACTATTGCGTCAGGGACAATCTTTTCTTACGATGTTTACGACTCCAATAATGTTTTGACACAGTACCTGTACGAGACTGTAAACGATTTAACAATTGCCTCTGGCGCTACTACTGGTTCAGTTTCGGTGATCGCCTCTGACCCCTCGGTGTATCCGGACATACCAGTTCCGTCAAATCTCACTGTTGTTTCTAGCACTCCATATATTTTGGATGTGACACTCACGGTTTTGGCAACCGTTGGAACAGACACAGAAACAGACACAGAGTATTTCAATCGCGCCGTAACCTACCTTGGTTCGCTGAGTAGCGCCATCACCACGGCATCACAATTGACGAATTATATTGCAGTGAATTACCCGACGGTAAGCAGATACAAGGTTTACGACCTTACACAGGCAAAAGAAAATGACATCGTAAATGCTGTCTTGGCATCAAATGTTGTGACACTAACAACTCGCTACGCGCATGACCTCTCTGTCGGGAACAGTGTCATAGTTTCTGGTATGGCGACTGCAGCCTATAACGGAACTTACACGATTACTGCCGTTCCAACAACGACTACCTTCAGTTACGCAAAGACAAACAGCAACATAGCCACGGCAGTAACTACGGTTGGTGCTGTGGTTTTGGCTAGC